TAGATACCAAGTTAACGCAATAGACAATTATAATTCCGCAACTGGTACTGTTGACCTTATACTAGATGAAACAAGTAATAGTGGCAATGGATATACTGGCAGTACAGGAGTGGATATGTTTATCCAGTCTGGCGGTAACAGGAGTATGCTATCAAATGACTTCACACAGGTTAATGACTTGGGTTATGGTATTGCCGCGGTAAACAATGCACTAACAGAAACTGTGAGTATGTTTACATATTATTGTCATACTGGTTATATTTCATCTAAAGGATCACAAATTAGATCATTAGGCGGCAATAACAGTTATGGATTTTACGGACTAGTGTCTGAAGGTGCTGATCCTGATGAAATACCAACAGCCGTAAATCTAAGAGATGATATGGTATTTCCAGCCAAAGTTGTAAACTTCGAAGCATTTTTAGATTTTAATAGTGCAGTGCCAACACCAGCTGTTGCTGTTGGAGATACTGTAGTCCAAAATATCACAGGTGCTACTGGTAAAGTAGCATTACTTGGTGAAAATAACACAAGGATTTATGTTACTGATATAACTGGCACATTTAATGCTTCAGATGATGTAAATGCAGACGATAGTAGTACCATCATAGGTGTACCAAATAAAGTTACATTGCAAGACTATAGTGCTGATCTTAACAAGCTATTTGTTTTTGTTTATGATTTAGAGGGCTTTCCTTTAAATGTTAGTGAAATAGAGATCAATCATCCAAGTGGTCTATATCAGCCGTATGAAATAACCAATGCTCAAGAGCAACCAGATTACTTTAATCAATACACCGGCATTAATGACACAGTATCAGCTTCCTATACTGGAAGTAGCCCGCAATCAAGTAAAGCAGTTTTTACAATTTACAAAAATAGAACCAATGGATATCAAGTTAAAGTAGTTGGCAAAGGTGCAGGATATGCACAAGGTGAAACGTTCTTAGTAGACGGTCAGTTTTTAGGTGGAGCATCAAGTACCAACGATGCAACAATAACAATTTCAAGTGTATCAAGCGGTACTGTAACAGGTGCAACAATAACAGGTACAGCATCTTTTGATACTAGTTCTCCAGTAAGAGATAGCAGAATTTGGAGATTGAATTTAGGTACTGGTATTGAAGGCACTGCTGATAACGGTTTACAAGAAGTAACACCTCATGATTCAAAAGCTATTATTAGACATAAACAAAACTTTGTTTTGAATAATTTTCCAGTAGTAAATCCGACTACAAGACCAAGTACAGCTTTTGTGTTTACAGATGATGCTGATTCTTTTACTTATAGAACAATCGCTTTTGGAAGCACAATAACAGCTGGATATCAAACTGCATCTACAGAACGTGTAGTAACGTTTGATGCAAATTATAGATATATTGATTTAACAACAAATAATGATTACATAAGCACAGTAGAAAATGTTGGAGGCTTTACTGTAGATCCAAACTATACAGACTTTTTAGCATCAGCATCTCCCTCACTAAGTGGCTCAAAAACTTTTGGTGCTACAGTTGGAGATAGATTTATAATTATTAATATTTTAGATGCTACTAACCAGGCACGTATTGCAGAAGGCGAAATGATATTTGCATGGGGTGGTAAAGTACATACCATTGATGCATATGCACAATATTCAAAAGACTTTGGCACGGGTGCAACTACTATTGGTATAATAAAAATTAGTGATAAAGCTAATAGTGATATTAACTGGCCAGCAACTTCATCAGGTATTGGATTAAGTCTTACAAATACTGCAAATGTCACACTAAAAGGTGGATTAGTTGCAGGTGAAGATGCAGAAATTACTGTAAACATTAGTACTACACGAGCTACTGGACATGATATGTTAGACATAGGTACTGGTGGATTTAATACATCAAACTATCCTGATAGAATATTTGGTTCACCATTTGGCACATCAGTAGTAGGAAGTAACGATGCTATAGATAGTACAGGTAATTCAAGTAAAGCTCAGGCACAAGAACGTAATAAAGGCCGTGTGTTTGCTGTACTAACAGACCAAGATGGTTTCTTCCGTGTTGGTAGATTCTTTACAGTTGACCAAGGTACTGGTAGTGTTACATTTAATGCGGCACTGGTTCTTACAAATATTGACGGCATTGGATTTAAACGAGGTGTACGTGTAAATGAGTTTAGCAATGATGATACATTTACTGATGCAAAAGGCGATGCAGTACCAACACAAACAGCCGTAGAAGGATACATTAATCAAAGACTTGGATTAGATAGAGATGGTGCAACTGTTTCACCTAAAATAGGACCGGGCTTTCTATCGTTAGGTGGTGCTGGATTTACAGAAACTCCTATGGCAGATGTGCTAAACATGGGAAGCAATAGGTTAACAAACTTAGCTCTTCCTATCACAGGTAGCGACGGTGCAAATAAAACTTATGTAGATGGTAAAACAGATGAACTAAATGATATAGGCGATGTAACTATTTCGGGCGTCGGCGGCGTACTTTCAGGACAATTACTTGCATTTACTGGCACAGCTCAGCAAAGTGAAAATCATGATGTAATAGGTGATGTTTTATTTACTAGAACTGGAGCAGGTCAGCTTACAACATCTATAGGCACAGGTGTAATTGTTAATGGTGACATAAATGCAACTGCTGATATTGCACAAAGTAAACTACTTATGAACCTAGCAACAACTACTTTACAAGCACCAACAGGAAATGCGGCGGCTAAACAAGGATCAAGTGGATTAGCAAGTTTTGATGCGGCTAACTTTGAAATCACAGATGGATGGGTAGGAATTAAAGCCGGGGGTGTTTCAGATGCAGAAATTGCTAACACCCTAGACTTTTCAGGTAAAAGTGTTACATTTAACACAGGCGAAATTGGTAATACTGAACTTGCAAATAATTCTCTTACAATTGGTTCTACCACTGTAGCATTAGGAGCTACCAGTACATCCTTAGCTGGCATGACTGGTATAAGTTTTTCAAGTGGTGATATAACAGGATTTGCTGGAATAAGTCACACAGGAAATATTGTTGGTGGTGCTAATAGTGGTTCAGACAACGGACAAGTTATTGGTGGATCAGGTAACAGGTATAACACAGTATGGGCAACTGTATTTAATGGACAAGCAACAGAAGCACTTTACGCTGATTTGGCAGAAAACTATTTAGGTGATAAGCATTATGAATCAGGTACTGTTCTAGTATTTGGCGGAGAAGCTGAAGTAACTGAGTGTAATAGCAAAGGTGATCATAGAGTTGCAGGTGTTGTTACAACCAATCCGGCGCATTTGATGAATAGTGCATTAGAAGGTGATCATGTTGTAGGACTAGCACTACAAGGAAGAGTTCCTTGTAAAGTTATAGGAATTGTTAGGAAAGGTGATATGTTAGTGACAAGTGCAGTGCCAGGATATGCTATTGTAAACAATTCACCAGGAATTGGCCAAGTGTTAGGAAAAGCTGTAAGTGAGAAAGATGGTGATGCACACGGAACAGTAGAAATAGTGGTAGGGAGAGTATAATGGCCAAGCAAACTATAAACGTAGGTACCACAGCAAATAGCGGAGGAGGTGATCCGCTACGTAGTGCAATGATAAAGATAAACGAAAACTTCACTGAAGTTTATAATAGAGTAGGTATAGCCGAAACGCAACTTGGTGTAGATAATAAAGGTGGTGTTACTATTGAACAAAGCATTATCGGTAGTGTTATTGGTGCAGATTCAAGTCTTATTGTTGATCATATAACAGGAACAATTACAGGTAAATTAGTTGGCGATGTAACTGGTAGTGTAGTAGCAGATGATTCAACAGTTTTAATTGATGGTGTAGCAGGAACTATAAGTGCAGGAGCATTAACAGGTAACTTGCCAGCATTAGATGGAGGTGCATTAACAAACTTAACAATACCAGCACAAACGTTTGCTTCACTTACAAGTAAGCCAACTACACTAGCCGGTTATGGAATAACTGATGCGGCTACATCTGCACAAGGAGCCTTAGCGGCTACAGCATTACAAGCAGAAACAATTACATTAACAGCATTAAAAACAGAGGTGGCGGCAAGTGCCGACTTTGCGGCTTTTAAACTAAGAATAGCGGCATTGTAATATAGGATAAATATACAAAAGGACAATATAAATGGCAAATAGATTTCCGTTAATAGTAGATAGCAGTGATAGCAATATCAAAGAACTTCCAGAAGGAGACAGTTTAGACTTTACTGGGGTAGGAGTTGCTAATCTTGCAAACTTATCATTATCAGGAGGATTAACAACTGCAAGTATAGGTGCTACAAACATTACATTAAGTGGAAACTTTGTAGGCAACACAATGTCTTTATCTGGCTCTTTACTTGGTGCGGATGCGGATTTTAGTGGCACAGTAGATGCAAATACTTATACAGTAAATGGAGCGGCATTAAGCACAATTCAAGTTAAAAGTGACTGGAATGAAACTAATCCAAGCGATCCTTCATTTATTCAAAACAAACCTAATGTAGGTGGTCCTACTAATTTGAACGACTTAGCTGACGTTTTTGCGGCAAGTCCAAATTCAGGAGACATTATTGAATACGACGGATTTAGTTGGCAATCAAAAGCAAACAGTGGCGGTGGTGGTGTAGATTTAACTGCATTTAGTGTAATTTCTCAAGGTGCAAGTGGAAATGGATCGTTGTCATATAATAATGGCACAGGTGTTTTTACTTTTACTCCAGCATTAGTACCAACAAGTACAAGCCAATTAACAAATGATTCTAATTTTATTACACTAACAAACGTTACTAATTTAGGATATATTACAAGGTCGGGAATAAGTGCTGGTGCACCTATTGCTTATAATAGTACTTCGGGTGTTATTACTTTTGATAACACAACTACAAATTATACTACACTTGCAGAAGTATTAGTTAATGTTGATTTAACTGATATATTAACTGCTGGTGCTGTGACTACATTGACTGCATCATTTGGTAAAGTTATTGCCACTGGTGCTGGAACTAACGGCGAATTCGGTACTCTACAAGCAACATCAATAGACCTTGGTGCGTCTGGTATGTCATCTACAAACGGAGGTATAGCACTTACAAACGGCAACCTTACAATGACAAATGGCAATCTAACACTTACAAACGGAGATGTAAGTGCTGATGAAATTTTTGGTACAACTCGTGTAAACACAGCAGAAATATTAAGTTCTGGAGATATTAATATAAAAGCAAATGGTAGTAATAACAGGGTTACAGCAGATAACTATCTAAGAGTTATGCCAAATAGTTCCAGACCTTCAACTCCACTAAATGGAGATATTCATGTAACATCTGATTACATGGAAGTATACAGTGATAATGCTGATGGTCAGTCCGGTGGTGGCTGGTTACAAATGCCATGTGCAAACGGTGAAAGAGGTATACAAGTGCCTTATTTCACTACTACACAAAGAGATAATATACCAGGTCCAAGAGTTGGGGAACTAATTCTAAATACAACTACAGGAAAACTACAGATACGTGGCACATCAGGCTGGGTTGATCTCGGCTCCTAAACAATATTTGTTTTATCATAAATATTAAAAACGGAGAATAACATGGCTATTCAAACAATTAATGTAGGTAATCTTGCCAACGACGGCACAGGTGATGATCTACGCGAGGCATTTATAAAAGTAAATCAAAACTTTGCAGAATTAGAATTACAAGATACTACAGCAAAAAATGTAGGCATTGGTGGATTTACTGTATTCAAAGAATCAGTAGCCGGTGAACTTAGATTTAGAGCAATGCAACCCGATCCGACTGCTCCTGGTTCGGTAACATTTAGAATTAGCGATGACGGTGACACATTATTTTTAAAAAGTACTCAAGCAACACTGGTTTTTACAGATGAAACAAATACACTTACAAGCAATATTGCAGAGCCTATTATATTTAAAGGTGCAGTAAATAGTGCAACACAAGTATCTGTTAGCAATGCAACTAAAACTGTAACAATAGATAGCCAATTGTCAAGAGAGACGTCACCAGCTGTAAGTGGCACTTTGAATATGCAAAATAATAATATTCAAAATTGTGGAACAATAAATGGTGTTGTAATTTCGTCTTTATCAGATATTGCGTCATTAGATTTTGGCGGTATATCTAATAATGTATCAAGTATTTTAGAATACATACTTCAAGTAGGGCAAGACGTTGATTTGGGAACTATTACATCTCCGGTGCAGGTAACCATTGACGAAGGCCTTATTGCCAGTTAAGGATTTACAATGTGGAATGTAGGAAATGGCGCACTAATATTAACATTAGATAGCAGTGACACAAGCAATGTAAAACTGCCGTTGCCGTTAGACCCAACAGGAAATAGCACAAATAATATCACAGACTGGATAGCAGAGAACGTGGGTCCAGATACTACTGTATATGTTGACATGGATGATACACTTGCTGGTTTTAATAAAAAACTGGCATCATTATTTAGTGTAGATAATGCTAGAGATATAACATCACCAAGTGAAATCCGATATACTAGAATACTTAATAATATGCCAGGATTTTTCTTAAATTTAGAAAAACTTCCACAAGCAGATTCTTTATTATCTAAGTTTAGCAGTTATAAGTTATTAACAACAAATACCGGTGCTCTTAACGGAAATGGCGAAAAGAAAGATTGGGCATCAGCTAATCTTACCGCTTATCCCCCAACTGGTGAAATATGCTTTGCAACAGGCGAAGTATTAAGTGGAGTATACCAAAGTGCAAACAAAGGAGAATATGCAACTCCAACTAGTGTACTAATTGACGATAATCCCACTTATGTTCAACAATTTAACAATGCAGGCGGAACTGCATTTAAATATATTTGGTCAGAAGTAGTTGCAGGAAGCCTACCTCCTGGATTAACTCTGACTGATAATACTATAATTGGTACACCTGTTAGTCAAAACTCTACAACTACATCAACGTTTACTGTAAGATTACATGATAATTTAGGTTATACAGATAGAGAACTAAGCATAAAAGTTCTAGCAGATCCAAACTATAGCGTTTGGAATGTTCCTAGCCCATATATTTTAGGAAGATATTTAGAAAAAACAAATCAAAATATTTTATTACCAATTGATCAATCTAACAATCCTACAGTAACATTAATATCAGGTTCGTTACCAGGAGGAATGAGACTCGACGGCTTCTCATTAAAAGGTGCTCCGTTTGAAGTATCAAGATTAACAACTTTTAAATTTGTTTTAAGAGCTATACTAAACGGAGAAATAGCCGATAGAACATTTGAAATAACTATAGAAGGTGAAGATGCGCCAACATGGCAAACACCTGCAGGTCCATTAAATATAGGATCTACATTTACACAAAGTATTTGGCTTGATCAACTTAATTCACAATTTGGTATATACTCTACAATAAATTACGTTAGTTATACAGTTACAGTGGCATCTGGTACTAATCAATATGGATTAGGCAACAAATATTATATAGCTGGATTTAGTGGACCAAGTCCTATTTTAGAATTAAAAGAAGGAAGCACATATAGATTTGATGTATCAAGCACAACAGTTACAACTCATGGTTTGAGATTTTCAACAACACCAAACGGCATATGGGCAGGCGGTGTAGAATATACAAAAGGCGTAACTGTCGTAGGTATAGCGGGTAGTGAGGACGCATATGTAGAAATTACTGTTCCAAGAGGTGCACCTACTTTATACTACTATTGTATAAACCATAGTGGCATGGGAAACACAGCAAATACATCTATTGCAAATACATACACGAAACAAACTGTAGCATTTACTACAGGTATTCCAAGCAACACTACAGGACAAAATGGCAATTATCTTTATGACTCGCAAAATAGTGTATTCTATTTTAAGTATAACGATGCATGGCAATTATTAAATCAAACCTCATTACAACGTGCATATGGAAATAACACAAGGCTTGAAACAAGTGCCACAACGCCAAATCCGCTAACTGTGGACTTTTGGTTCAATATAAATCCTATTAATTCCGGACTTACTTTAAGATTACTTAGATACGATAATGAAATTTTAACTTGGTTACCAATAAGGTATACTTTACATTCTACTGCCCCTATTGGACCAGAAGATAAAAATGTTTGGATTCAATATTTTGAAAATGATACTAAGATTATATTTAGGCAGTGGGATCAAGATGAATTACAATGGATTGCGTTACCTTATGTTGCACAGAATATACCTCCTAGCAGATCATCACAAGCATATTTTGTAATTGATAATAGTAAAATTGATTTTCAATTACAAGCAATTGATCCGGATATAACCGCAGGAGATGATTTAAAATTTTATATTGCTCAAGATGATGGAGAATTACCTCCTGGACTTACATTATCTACTACAGGAAAAATAAGCGGATTTGTAGATCCAATACTTGCCTTGGACGCAGATAACTATGATCCTTATGGAGATAGTACTAGATTACAACAAGGAGTTACAGATACAGAAGGTTTTGCTAGTTTTGCTTATGACACACAATTTTACGGATACGGATTACCAAGTAGAAATCCAAGAAAGCTTAACAGAACTTATGATTTTGTAGTTTCCGTAGCTGACGATGTAAGCGAAAGTAAACGTGCATTTAGTATATATGTTGTTAGTGATGATTTTTTAAGAGCAGATAATACAATACTAAAATCTGCTACAGGACTTTTCACCGCTGATGTTACATATTTACGTAGACCAATTTGGCTTACAAAAGGCGATTTAGGAAATTTTAGAGCTGATAATTATCAAACAATTTTAATTGAAGTGTTTGATCCTAATTACTTGCTAGGAACTGTAAACTATAGTTTACGCTTATACAACGATGATGGTACTGAAAGTAAACTACCAGAAGGACTTGCCTTAGATACTACTACAGGTGAAATAGCAGGAATTATACCATACCAACCTGCTGTTGAAAAAGAATATAAATTTACACTAGAAGCAACACGATCTGAACAAGATCAAGAAATTTTTACTATTAATACAAACATTTATGAAGATACTCAAGCTGGAGCAGATCAATTAAGAGTAACAAAAATTTCTAGAGATATGACTGACGGCGTAGACGATGTCAAACAATTAATTGATAAACAAGTTACTATAGAAAACAACGATTACTTAGTAACAGGAATCAATGGAGAAAATGAATTATATGATATCTTAGAATTTGCATATCCATTACTACCTAGTACTTCTTACAAACCATTAACTATAAAAGAACCAATTGCCAATGGACAAGCAATAGCAATCGGATATGCTAACACTTTGACTCAACAAGACATTGATAAATGGATAGGACGTAATATAAGATTTAGCAATACAGATAATGTTGTAAAATCAATATCATTTTTAAATAATTACAGGTTTCAAGGACCAAGTAATCAAGATATAGGTATAAATCATATTGACGCAAATATCGATATTATACCTGGAGAACAATTACAAACTACAATAAAAAGAGCTTTGAGTTCTGTTACTGGCATTGCAACTGATTTAATAATTGTTGATACTGGTGATCTTACTAGTATAGGCGTAACTTTACCTCAGACAGCTTTAAGTAATAATAGATATCTTTTAGAACGTGTATTTGATGCAGAGGATAGTTCTTCGGTTGATAGTATAGTTGAAGATAATACAATTAAGATTGAATTTAATACTGCATGGAGTGTTGGTGTAGCAGAAAACACACAGTTTTCTATAGGTGCAATAAAAGACAAATCTATATCAAAACGTATTTCACTTGGCTTGACTGAATTTACAACCACAAGTAAAACTTTTACACTTACTGTATTAGGAAATGTAGAAAGTACGATTGCTTGGACTACACCTGCAAAATTACCAAGCTTAGGAGCAAATAGAGTAAGTTATCTAAAAGTTGTTGCAACTACTACATTACCAGGAGCCTCTTTACGTTATGACCTTGTTTCAGGTGAGTTACCTCAAGGATTGATATTAAAAAGAGATGGCGAAATTACAGGAATAGTTTCTCAGTTTGGGACTGCAACCGAACCTGGTTTAACAATTATAGATGCCAGAACAACAACATTTGATGGTAAAACAACTAGTTTTGATAGAGACTATACTTTCAAAGTACTTGCAAGAGATAGATTTGGCTATAGTGCGGTAACAAGAACGTTTACATTATCAATAAATGATACTGATAATAAGCTATACAGTAATGTATATATGCAACCTTTTTTACATCAAAACCAAAGAAATATATATGAAGATTTTATAAATGACTACACAATTTTTACTCCTGATTTAATTTACAGACCCTTTGATTCTAATTTTGGTTTACAAAAAAATCTGCGTACATTAGCATTTGCAGGAATAGAACAAAAAAGTTTAGCAAACTTTGCTTCAGCTGTACGTCAAAATCATAAAAAGAAAAAGTTCTTATTTGGAGAAATAAAAACAGCAGTAGCAAAAACTCCAGGTACAAATGATATCATATACGAAGTTGTATATGTAGATGTTATTGATCCTAGCAAGCCTTCTCAAGGTAATACACAAACTAGAACAAAAATAAGAACTGGAACTGAATTAAAAATAAATCAAGTTAAATTAGAAGTGATTGACGACGATACTGCAAAAAATCAAGGAATTGGTTTTTTTAGTATAGCTACTAGATCAGGAACTATTGTTAAAATTGAAGAATCTACAGGTGGAATCGAAGTTACTTCATCAGATGGTGCTACTAAAATTACAGTTTTTACAAATGGATCGTTAGGTATTATTAGTAGGTTAGGTATAGTTACAGTTCTAACCACAGCTTTAACAACAGATAATAGTGGAGATCCATTTAGATTTAGACCAAAAGGAGATGTAATAACTGTTGATCAAAATTCTGTATTATCAAGTCAATCAAAAGATCAATATAGATATCCAGCAAATATTGGTACCATGAGACAACGTATTAAGTCAATAGGTGCTAATGAAAGAGAATACTTACCACTCTGGATGCGAACAGCACAAGAAGGAAGTCTTGCTGAAATTGATTATGTAACCGCATTACCTTTGTGTTATACAAAACCAGGTGGTTCATTAACTATAAAAGAAAATATACAGAATGCACAATTTGATTTTTCTGTAATAAATTATGAAATTGATAGATATATAATTGATAAAACTTCTGATACAACTGAAGAAAC